TCTTCTCACGATTCTTCATGAGATGATTATATAATTCAATCTTTTTAGGATTGCTTTTATTTTTATTTCGATAGAATTCTAGTACATCATCTAGACGTTTAGCAAAGTCAATCATACCAATTCCATCAAATGGGGAATCTGGATTAATTTCTCTTGCCTCAAAGAATCCATCTTCATTAGCTTCATTGGAATATTGAAGAATATTATTTAATTTCTTACTACCAATGAAGCTTTTTAGAACTTCATATAAGTTAGGATGAATAACTTGGTATTTATCTGATAGAACGATCCAACCAAAAATACCAAAATCATCATCTACATACTTAACTTTATCATGACAAATAGGACACTCTTCACCATTATATAATGCCCCACGTAAATGCCCGCATTTACATCTATATCTATCTTTGAATGCATTCTGATCTAAAACAGATGCACCATATTTAGATGAGAAGATAGATGTATCAGATTTAACATCTTTCTTAGGATCTTGAGGATTCTTAATAAAGAAATCCTTACCAAGAATAATACCTTTATCTCTTTCCTTATCTAGATCAATTACTTCTAGTCTAGTTTGATACTCATATTCTTTGTTTACAGGTTGAGTAGTTCTAATGTTTAACTCCATTTTATATTATCTCCAAGCTTTTCTAATAATACTTCCAAATGTTTTCTTATAAGTTAAGCCAAGCAACTCTGTTGCTTCTTTTTCACTAATATTAAATTCCTTACCTAATTTATCAATTACGCCATTTTTGATATCATTAGGTACAGTGTCCATCTTAACAATTTCAGACATACATTGAATAAAATCTTCTTTAGTAATACTACTAGAAAGAAGAATGTTTTCAACTGTCATTCCTTCAAGATAGAATAAGCCAAAGTATTTGTATTTATTCAAATACTTAGAAGTTTTTTCTGTATTCTTAGCTTTGAATACAATATCAACAATTGCCTTGATTGGCAAGTTTAAAGTTTTATGAATGTCTTCAAGTAATACACCTTCATTATAAAGGTTTAATACTTGAGCTTCTGTGTTATTCAATAACATTTATTTTCCTCCCTTCTTATTACGCAATAATATAATATTTATTCAAGATAAATTTTATAGTATCTTCAGTAGTATTTAATTCAGATGCAACTTTAGCTACATCATTATATTTAATAAATGCTCTGATAGCAACTAAATCTTGAGTAAAGTTTGGATCTTGTTTAGCTAAGCTTTTTACAATAGTCTTAGTATTGAATTTATCACCTTTAGCTCGTTTAATATAAGTGAAGTCTTTTACGAGCATAGGATAAATACATTTACGAGTTTCTTCTAATCTGATGCTAGCCATATGTTTACCTAAGGCAAGACTAGCACAAATATTTTCATTGAAGATACTGCAAATATCTTTTGTTAATTTGAATTTTTTAGAGATCTCTCTAAGAGTCAAACGGTCTTCATTAACAAGACGAATAATCTTTTCATAAGGAGCTACTTTATTAGCTCTGAAAATATCATAGTCAGATTTAAGACGCATTGCAAATCTTGGAGATACACGAGATAGCGCACTCACTTCTTTTAAAGTTTTACCTTCAAGAAGAAGATTGAATGCATTAACTACATTTACATAGATTTCTTTATCTGAATAGATTCTAGAAACTACATTAGAAACCTTAGCCCATTTAATACGGGACCCTGGTTTAATATTTCCATATGTTTTTCTATGAATACCAAATTTATTACATGCAGAACGTAAAGCTTTAATAGAATATCCATATTCGTTAGCTAACTTAGAAAGAGTAAGCTTTTTATCTACATAGTTTTCTTGTAACCATTCTTTGAATTGTTTATTAGAAGCATTCAAAGTTTTATTTAATTCTAATTGGATAAATGGATTAGAAATATATCGTTCAATAATAGTGATAGTTGCAATACCATATTTGGAAAGAATCTTAAATACATCTTCACCATTATTAAAATCTTTTATCCATTTAGGAGTTGTTGAAAATTTAGCTTCGATATTTCTAGCACGATTGTAATGAGCATACATATCATCATAAACATCATTCGTGATATCTAAATACACACAAGCTTTCTTTTTAGGAATATTACTTTCTCGTAATAGTTTGAAAGTCTTTAGTTGATGCGTTGAAAAGTTTAACATAATACGTTCTCCTTTAAAAACAAATATCGTTTCTAAATTTATAATATATAATTTATTATCATAATAGAATAATGACCCATACCCTATGAAAGAGTATGGGTCATTTTTCAAAGTAAAGGATCTAACTACACCTAAAGTTAGAGCACATATATGTCCGCCCACATCTCAAGGGCCCGATGTGAGGTGTGCAACTCACACCGTACTTATTTGTTGCTAATATAATTATTATTTAAATCCAAATGCTTTATCTGGATCCATCTTAGTCATAACAACTTGAGAGTCATGGAATGCTTTCATTGCAATCAATTTTAATTTAGATGCAACCTGTGGCATTGCTGCACCTACATTAGTGATTCCTAATTTGTAGAAAAGATTACCAGCACAGTGATTGCAGATAGTACCATCTTTAGCTTCACAAACAGAAGCAAATCGCATTTGTACATCTTTACCAATGTATTTATCTTTATTATCAGAATTAAGTTCCACTAGCTTATTTCCTTCTTTGATAAAGCAATACATATATTCCTTAATATTTTGATCTGTTAGATGAACTTTAACTGTACGTTTAGTTCCACAATCTGATCCTTTAGGACCAACCTTAACGTGTTGATATGCAGGAAGCATTAGTTTTTCCCAATAACCGCCAACTTCTGTTTTATTGGAACGAGAATAAGGACCTTCTGCTAGAGAGTTAGCAAAGTCGGCGTATTCTTCTTTAGCGATACCTTCAATATAATTAGACATAATTATATTATATCCTTTAGTTGGATCTGGGTTCTTAGTGATACCTTTCATGATAAACATGTTTTTGAAATCATTGTTAAAGCTACCACGAGCACCAGAGTTATAAGTATCTAATGCAATATCATCTTTAAGAGTTTCCTTAGCAAGTTTAAGCAATTCGTCTTGAATCTTTAAAACTACATTTGGATCTTTTGCATCTAATTCTTTTCTATATTTCTTAACTAGATCTTTCTTAGCTTTACTAATCACTTGAGTGATAGTTAAGAGTTTCATAGAGTAACCATTAGCCAACACTGATACATAAGGCATGAACTTTTGAGTTTTCATGATAAAGTCTTTCAATGTAGATAATGGTAATTTTTCTTCTAAAATAGCATATCCAATCTTTTCTGTGATTTTACCAACCATCTTTTTATCAATACTTTGATTGATATATCCATAAAGATCAAATAGTTCATTTTCAATAAATACTTTATTGAAAACCCAAATTCCGACTGTTGTTAAAAATGATTCTTTATTCTTTTTACCTTCAGGACCATAGGCTCCTTTTGGAACTGTAAAAGTATCATATGTATTAAATCTTACTTTACCATTGAAGTCACCAAAAGTTTCCATAATAAAAGATAATTTGGTTCCTTCTTCTTCAGTAATATTTAATAAGAATTCAATATCTTTTGGATTGGTGATAGTTTTAGCAATACGTTTTGCCATAGTATACCTCCTTATTATTACAATGTAGAACCTATATAAGCATATACCGGAAACATTAGATTAATATAAATTAACGCATATAAGGAGGCTCTTATGGCTACGTTTAATAAAGAGAATATGATCACTCTCAAAGAACTAGCTCCTAGTTTAGTAGAGATCATTACAAGTAAAGCAGCCCAAAAAGATTTGACTGCTCATATTAACAACCAAGATATGCATATCACTCCTAGTGAACGAACTAAATGGAATGCATCTCTTGACGATTCTAAATCTTATACTGATAGTAAGTTAGCTGATGTACTTGGCCCTATCAAAGACCAAATCGGTGGTGACTTAAATAACTTAACAACTTTGCTTGCTAATAAATTAGACAAAACTACATTTGATTCTTTCCGTGGAACTCTTGCTCGTGTAGCAACTTCTGGTTCCTATAATGACTTGAAAGATCAACCATCTGGTTTGTCTTATTCTGATACAGCAAATAAAGCTCTTCGTGCTGACCGTGCAGGCCATGCTGATGAAGCTGATCATGCAACTCGCGCAGATGAAGCAACACATGCTTTGACTGCAGATAATGCATTACGGGTAAATGGCATTCGTGTAACAATTGATGCCTCTTATCCTTCTAATCCAGAAAATAATAAAGAACTATTCTTCCACACTGGCGAAAAAATGTGGTACTGCTATTGTAATAATGCTTGGCAAATGACAGGCTCTGCAATCAGATAGAAAAATATACAGGGCTCAATACATTTCAATATGTATTGAGCTCTTATTTTTTCTATATAGGAGATTTATTTTAATGAAAAATTTTGAAGAAATTTACAGTGAATTAAACTCTGTTACAATGATCATTACAAATCGTTGTAACTTAGCTTGTGATTACTGCTTTGAAAGATCAAAGGGTAATAAAGATATGACTGTCGAAACTGCAATTGAAATTGTAGATAAGACATACAACAAACTTCCAACTCCAAGTGGAAGATTTACATATAATTTATTTGGTGGCGAACCAATGGTAAACTGGCCTGTAGTTAAAGCAATTCTTGATCATATTGATGAAAAGAATTACAATGCTCAGGTTGGTATTACTACAAATATGACTCATCTTACTGATGAAATGCTTGATTATATTGATGATAACGATGTATTTATTTTAGCATCTATTGATGGTATTAAAGAAGTACATGATGCCCATCGTGTAGATCATGCCGGTAATGGGTCTTTTGATACCGCAATCGGAAATATCAAGAAAATGATTGACCGAGGTCTAGCTCATTTAGTTGAAGCTAGAATGACTGTAACTCCAGAAAGTGCAAAATATATGTACGATGGGGTTAAAATGCTTTTAGATTTAGGTGTAAATAATATTTGCCCTATTGCGGCATCTGACTTAGAGTGGGATGCTCAATCTTTAAAAGAATATGAAGAAAACTATGAAAAGGTTTTAAATCTTTATGTAGAAATTCTTAATGATAAAGACAATATTAGAAATATCAATATTAAACACGTTGATGATATCATTGGTACTGCGTTAGAGCCAGAAACCACTGATACAAAAATGTGTCATATTGGTAATAAATATTGGTTATGTGTAGACTGGGATATGAATATTTATCCTTGTCACAATTTCCCAACTACTGATCTAGATTTCTTAAAAGAAATGAAGATCGGTAATATTAGAACTGGAGTAGATGAAACCAAAGTTTCTGATAATGCACTCCAAGCTAAATTTGAATTAGATCGTTGTAATGGTTGTGAAGCTAAGCTTATCTGTAAGTCTGGTTGTCCATTCCAAAATCTAACTGAAAATAAAGATTTCTATACTCCAACTATTGGATATTGCAATCTTCAAAAAGTTCTAATTAGAACTGCATTGAAATTCAGAGATAAGTTGCTGACTGCTGAGAATATTCGTTCTCGCAAGTTGAACGTACTTATTGAAAATTTAAAATTAAAGAAATATTTCGATACTGAAATTAAAGATGGCGAGGTTACAGACTTCTCCTTTAGATTGAAATTAGATAGATTCTTAGAATTATATAATAATTTGAATTTCAAAGGAAATGTAATCCCTAGCTTTAACCAATATTTTTCCTCTCAATTAGCTACATTGATGGCTATCTTAATGGCTATCAATGGTAAACGAATTCAAATTGAGGGAGATGAGGAGGAAGTAAATAATGGCTAGACGTGCTAAATGGGAATACGCTGATCCCCAATTAGACAACTATACTGATAAGAAAGTTAATAGAAACTTCTTCAATCAGATTGATTATATGATTGATGTAATCAAATATCAATGTGCTGAAATGGATGACATTCTCCACGTTGCATCTAATCCAGATGAGCATACTGATCGCTATTATCAAAAGAAAAATCCTCAAAATACTTCTTTCTATGACGCTAGAAAAAGTACTTTTGATGAACTATCTAGAGATGGTGATAAATTAAGTCTTAATGGATTTAATAAACTTATTGAAATTAACTGGGGTCTTCTTAATAACGTCCATAATATTATGGGCAATCCAGATGCTGGGTTGAAAGACTTACCTAAGTTTAATGAAAATGAAAAATTAACCATGGAAAAATTCATTATTATTCTAGAGAATATTAGAAAGACTAATACTTATCTAAATAATAATTGGGGTAGATATTTCGATGGTTCTGGATATTGTGTAATGTCTTGCCAAGTTGCCTGTCAAGCAGCATGCCAATTGGCTTGTCAATCTTGTCAATATAATACATGCCATAATCAAAACTGTGGAGGATGGTCGTAAATGAAAATATATATCTTAGATGAAGTATTTGACTTTGCTAAGAAGATAGGTATCGTTACTAGGATAAATGATTTAGCTAAGAAAAAATACAATCCATCCACTATTCAATCAGATCTCCAATCTTATTATGATATCATGAATTCTAAAGAATATCTTGATCTCATGAGTGAATTGGAAACTAAGCTTAAAGCTGATGATATGTATTTATATAATCTATTCACTTATACTAAGATACAATCTTTCGATGTTGTAGCAGAGCTATTAAACTCTGTTAAGAATCTTCGTGATAGATTTGTATTATTAGAAAAGAATATTTCATATAAATTATCTAGTGCTTATGAATATGAAATCCTAATCTCTTTATTCTGCGCAATGTATGAAGAAGTTGCAGAAGATGTAAGAGCTGGACTTCCTAAATATATTCATTTAGCTTACTATAACTTTGTAAGCATTAAATTCTGCACAACTCAATTATCTACTGCAGGTGATTTGGATATGTTTGATGAATATGAAAAATTCATGCAAACTAAATTTGATGCTATCAATAAATATATTAATGATAAAGATACATTACGTAATCTACGTTTAGAATTACGTTGTGCAGCTTTACAATATCTCATTCCTAGAATGGATAGAGAAGTTAAATATAAAACTTTAGCAAAGATTGAAAAACTTATCGACCCAGCTACATTAGATTTTGATAATAAAGAAAATTCAATTGGTGTAATTTGGACTATGGAACGTCTATATGAATTATACTTTGATCTTTCTGATTACAAAAACTTCTTTAAATGGGTTTATAAGCAATATCAATATATTGATAATGCATTATTTGATAAAGAAAAATTCTTTGATGGATTAAGATATTATAATAAGAATAATATCACTGGATTTATTATATCCATGAGACGATTCTATTATATCCAAAACCTATACCCTATCTTTGGTATGGAATTCCGAAATGTAATTCAATCTGATGAAGATTTTATTACTAATCCAAACTTAGAATATACTCTATATGATACTTATGCAAATAAGTTATTATTGGATAAATTTAAGAATTATGTAGATACTTGGTTTACTAATTCTAAAGCTAAGCTAGATGATTTAGCTAAAAATGAATCTATGCTTAAGCGTTGTAAACGTATAATTGTAGATGGTGTAGATGAAGCAACTGCAATTAAGGAAACAGAAGATAAAAATAAAGTTAGTGAAACTGCAGACTATGATTCCACGCCTCACCCAGAAAATACAAATACTGCAACTCCTGGTACATTTACAGAAGAAAATCATACATCTACTGAAGATAATTCTGGTGCACCAATTGTACCTAAATTACCAGATGGATTCAATTTAGATCATCGAGAATTGAATAGATTAAGTGAAACTACTGAATCTGAAACTCCTGCTAATACAGAAACAACTCCAGATTTAAATCCAGTTCCTAAAGATCATCCAATTGCTACTGATGATTTAAGTGAAGAAGAATTAGCTGAATTAAATAAAAGTGAAGACGAATAATGTATAAAGAAATTTATCTAATGCTAACCGAGGCATGTCCTAATCGGTGCGAATATTGTTATATTAAAGGCAGGGACAATCCTGCCACTATGACATTTGATCAGATAGATAAAATTATTCAAGAAGAAAAGCCATCAAGGATATTATTCTTTGGTGGCGAACCTCTTCTTTGTTTAGATTTAATTGAAAAGACTATGGAGAAATACTATGGCAAATTGAAGTTCCAAATTGTAACTTCAACGGTAGTAAACTTCAAAGAATTTATTGATTTAAATGAAAAATATCCTATGAATGAAATCCAACTCTCTTGGGATGGATTTGCTGATAAAAATCGTGTTGATACCTGTGGTAAATCTATTGCATCTAATGTATATGAAAATATTTGGTATGCTATAGACCGTGGTTTGAAATTTGATATCAAATGTGTTATAGGAAATGAAAACGTACACCTAATGGAAGAGATTCATAAACAATTCTTGGAATTCCAAAAATATGGAGTTTCTGGAGAATTCGTTGTTGCTCATCGTTCATTATATACTGGTAATTTCCTAGAAACTTTTAGAGAGCAATATATTAAGACCTTTACATTGGATAAAATGTATATGGATCATCTTAATAGAATTATTGCTATACTTCAAAATGATAATTACTTTGGTTCTTGTGATGCTGGTAAATATAAGGTTATAACTCCAAGTGGATGGCAATCTTATTGTACCGCATTATCTCAAGAAGAAACAAAGTTTGGTGAAGAACTTCTACAAAAACCATGTAAGAATCCTAAATGTGATGCCTGTGAATATCGTTGCATGTGTGATGGTGGTTGTAGATATGAACGATTCTTAGAATTTGGTGAAGATTGGGAATCAAACTTCTTAGAATCTACATGTATCATGATGGAAGTGTACTACAAGACCATTAAACAATGGCTATCTACTTTATCTAGATCTGATAAAGAAAGATTGTATGAAATAATTAAACGATATAAGGCTTACCAATCCGAATATCATAAGGAGATGGTTTACTGATGATTAACTACGTTCCTGAGCGTATTTACGCTAAAATAAAAGACGATCCAAGCTTTATTGAAATTGATAAGCTTGCTAAAGATAGATTTAGTAAATCTGGTACATTGCTTGATGTGGTTATGTTTGATAATAATATCAAAGAAGATGATTTCATCTATAAGCAATATAATGATACTTTATACGCGTTAGTTAAAAAGTATTGTCCAGAATACGAACTTCAAATGAAGATTACTCTTGATAATGATATGACAAAGGATGATCTTTTGTATTATTATGATCATAGATCCGAATATGATACAGAAACAGTTCTTTACATCTTATCTTATTTGATTAATACATCTTATCAAGATTATACATTCAATACTTATCAAAAACAATATCATGAATTATATGAAGCTCAAGATTTGAAAACAAAATATCAATTCTCTACATATATTCATTTAAAATATATCAACTCTAAAGTTGAAGATTACGCTATTAATGAAGCTCCTAAAGATGAAACTTATTTAACCAAAGTATTTGCTCTTTTGACTTCATTATATGACGAATATAAATTGATCATCAAAGATCAAGACTTGTTGAAATATGTATTCATTGAAATCTTTGATCATACTTTAACGAATGCATATAACTTCGTTGATAATGATAAACTAATCTATAAACAACTTCCTAATATTAGCGTTCCTGAAGATATTTTAGATGGAGACTTTAAAGGAACTTCTATTAATGAACTTGGGATTCTTGATAAGAAATTTGAATTAGCATTTGCTGTTCGTAATTGGGAAGAGACAACTAAATATTATTATGAAATTTTAGAATGGATTGATAATGCTCTTTCTGAACCACAAAAACTATTCAAGACTCTTGTGATTTATGATAAAGTTATGGCTCCAAACTTCTGTGGTATTTTACGTAGATATGTAAAATTAAGCACACAGATCTTATGTAAGTCTGGTGATCCATATCTTAGAAATCTAAATCCTCAAGATCAAGAATTTATTCTAAGAAAATCTTATAGTGGTACTAAGTTCTCTAATCAAGCAACTACAGATTCTTTCAATCGTTTGACTAATCATATCGATCAATGGTTTGCAAATAATGAGGTTGCTTTAACTGTTTATAAGAATTGGTACTACAATATTAGAGGTAAAGAAAATGTACAATTGCAGTAAATGCAATTTACAATCTATAAAAGATTTAACCATATCCACTCTTGAGCTTTCAATAGCCCAAGAGTGCAATATGGCTTGTAAATATTGTTATCTTCACGGTAAGACTGAAAATATATCTCCATTTAATAGATGGAAAGAATTATTAGATATGCTAATGAATATTAATATTTCTAATGATCTAACTATTGGATTAGCTACTGGAGAATTATTTTTAGATTCGACAGTTGGATATGTATATAATGCAGTAAAGAAATTAAATAAGATAAATAGATTTTCTGATACGAATATATCATATAGATTATATTCAAATGGTAGTAACGCTAATAATATAATTGATGTATTTGATTATATTGGAAAATATAATACTATGATAAGTATATCTTATGATGGTAAAGATTCCTGTAGAAAATTTAAAAGAGATGCAATAGATATCGAACAGCAGTTATCTATATTATCTAAATCAGATTATAAGGATAATATTATAATTAGATATGGAATATTTGATAATGTAGAAAATATGTTTGATACTTTTAAATATATTTATAGTCTTGGATTTAAAAATATTGAGTATTATATGATGAATACATATGATGGTTATAGATCTGAAGACTTAATTAAAACATTTTCCAATCAGTTATATAAAGTTTTAAATCACTTTAATGGATCTGATTTTAATATATACAATGTAAATAAATTTCATAATTGTAAAGAACCACAAAGAACTTGTTCTTATGGTAAGACCCTCGCTGTTGGTATAAATGGTGAGCTGTCTATGTGTAGTACTTCATTTGAAGGAGAATTCTTAGATGAATTATCTATAGATTTATCTGATTATGAAAAACTTCCAGAATTATATAATAAATTTGAATCAATGTATATAGAACCTAGAGAGACAATGGACTGTAATGAATGCAACAACTTCTTATGTGAAGAATGCTGTTCATTTAAGGCCATTGGAGGACGAAATAATTATAATACAAGAAAATATCAGCAATGTAATATAAGACATGCTGAACTTGAAGTTTATAATAGAGTACTACGATAATAACTTAATGGTAATACTCTTTATGAGTATTACCATTATATTTTCTATGGAGGTATCAAATGTTTGAACGATTTGATGCTATAGTATATAAAGTATCCGAGTATTGTAATTTAGATTGTGTTTATTGTTTTCAAAAGCATGATGTTAAAGAACGTACTAGAGGATTTACATATTTTAATGAATTGATAAAGTTACTTATAACTTTACCATTAGCTGACGACTTTGAAATTAAAGTTACTGGTGGTGAGTCTAGTCTTCATTGCGATAAGATTAGACAAGACTATAAAAAATTTAAAAAGATTGAACGATATAAAGAAACTAATATCCAAATGACTACAATATCAAATGGATCTAATATAAATGGTTTAATAGATTTATGGAATGATGGAATATTAAATCCATGGGGTTGTAAGATATCCTGGGACGGTATATATAGTGCATCTAAATCTCGTAAACCGAAGAATATTAAAGTATTTGATGATGATTACTTCAATAAGACTATAACTACTTTAGGTAAATCTGGCTATAACGATAAGGTGCTTGTTAGGACTGCATGTACACCTGACACAATAGATAATTTATATGATGCATATAAATTTGCTTTAGATAATGGATGTTATAAGTGGGAATATTATCCACTATCCGATTGTGATTATTATAAAGACCCAGATTTTCTTAAAAAGTTTGAAGAGCAATTATATTATATTTTCGAAGAGAATGCTTTAGAAGAAAATAGAGATAAAATAGTTGCAAATGTAGACACAATGTTGTATACTAATAATATGACAGAAAAAGAAAGATTAAGATCTATTAGCTGTAGACATCTTGGTCATTTCTTACATGTCGGTATCGATGGTTCTCTTTATCCATGTGGATATTTTTCTGATGATGCATTCTATTCTAATCAGACTTTAAAGATAGGTGACGTATTTACTGGATTATATCCTGAGGTAATAGATAAATTTACTAAAGAATATAATCAAACTCCAATGTGTAGCATAGCAGAAGAAGATGGATGTAAGTGCTTCCATTGTTTTGAATGTCCAGCTGTAAGCAAATTCTATAAGAATAATTTACAGAATAAAATGAGACAGCAGTGTGCAATGCGATACATAGAAAAGAAAGTTTTTGAAGATGTATATAAAGACTACGTATTTGATGAAGATCAGATTAAACGGAATTTTACGTATGCTGAAAACTGGAACACATGATTGAGAGCCAAAGTGTATGAGAAGTTTTTATTTTTTATACAAAGGAGATCTCATAAGAATGAGTACGGAAACTATCGTCAAGAGACGACAGCTTAGGAAAAAATTTTTCCTTTTATTTCCTGCGGCAATTCCTGTTGTATACGTTTTAAAAGGAATTAATTTCATTCTTAAGTTAGTTTTGAAAAAGAAGTAAATTCTTCAAACTATGGTTATATTCCCAGTAGGTGTTAATCATCTACTGGGATATAAACATCTCGATAATGAGGTATTTATAATGAAATTTAAACATTTATATCCTGAATGTAATAATGCAATTCTAATTACAACCGATATGTGTAATTTATCTTGTAAGTATTGCTTCGAGAGTAATAAATCTAATAATATAATGACTCCTAAAACAGCTTTAGGAATCATTAAAAAAATATATAGAGATGCAGGCGATTCTGAATATCCATTTAAAGTATCCTTCTTTGGAGGAGAACCTTTAATTGGTTGGAATGCCATGAAAACAATTTATGATTATTTGAATGAAAATAATCTACCATATAAAACTGGTGCTACTAGTAATTTAACTTTATTGACCGATGAAATAGTTGATTATTGGAAAAATGCGGATACATTTATAACTGCATCAATAGATGGTAATAAGATTACTCATGATAGAAATCGTAGTAATTCATTTGATAAAGTTGCAGATGCATTAGATAAACTAAATGCTAATAATATTCCATTTGAAGCTAGAATGACTATATCATTCGATGATATAGGCAATCTATTCGAAAATGTAAAATTTATTCATCAGAGATTTAATGCTAAACGTATAATACCACAATTAGACACTAATATTTTACATATATTAAAGTATCTTGATCTAGAAGCTCAGTGGTATAAGATAGCTGATTATTATTTAGAGAATCTAAATACAGATACAGAATTTAATTTTGGTGGAGTATTAAGTAGATTCTTAGACTTAGATTTAACTAGACATGATGAGTGTACTAAATGCTGTTACTTTGGGTCTAATACATCAGTAGTAATTAATTGGAATGGTGATGTTGTATCGTGCCCAGATTCATATTTCACTGAAACAGATTGGAATATGAATTATGGTAATATATTAGAAGACAATCTAAATCCAGAACCAAAATACAAATGTATTAAATATCAATTAGAAGCTAAATATGCTAAGAAATGCGACTTCTGTCGTTGTAAAGGTAATATATGTAATGGTGAATGCTATTTACATATGATATCAGATGAACGTAAAGAATTTGGTCAGAAAAATGCATTCTGTCAGATGAATGAAATATATTATGACGTAGTTAAATATATCCAGAATGCCCTTAAATAAAGGAATTAGCCCATAGGCAGTCATAGCCTATGGGCATAACATTTCAGTAATTAAATAGCGTGAAAGGAGTTAAATATGCCTGATCGTGGTAAATATAAATATAATGATCCTCCTTATGTAACTGAAGGAGTTAAGATCGGAGATGAATTTGCAACTCAAGCTAATAATCTCGTAGATGTAATATATAGACTAAAAAATGAACTTAATGATATCAATCATGTTTGGGAAAATCCTGATGAGCATTATGATAGATATTATCAAGAAAAACAAATAGATGGCGATAATAGAAATTGGCATAATGATACAAAGAATAGAACTGTAACTCCTTCTAAACGAGGTCAGAAGTTAACAGTTGATAATATGAATGTATTAGTATTATATGCTAATAAAATTAAGGAAAGTCTTGGGCATCTTCCTGCAAACTTATATACAGATATTCCAGAATTGACTTATGGTAGTAAAGCTAGCATTGAAACTTTCAAATTAATTGAAAATAATATTAGCACTATCAGTAAGCATCTTAATAAAATATGGAATCAATCTTTTGACACTAATGGTTATTGTATTAAACCATGTCAAGTTGGTTGTCAAATAGGTTGTGAAATTGCAGCTCAAGCACCTGATATGAATGGTGCTAATATTTATCCTCCTAATATTGGGATTGAAGGATTCTATTATTCATGGCCTGGTAGATATTATTCATCTAGACCAGATCCTGATCCTAAAGGATTTATGAAGATAGTACGTGTAAACTCGCCTTTAGAACAAGAAAGTCTTTATCGTAGCGGTAGAATTTTTGATTCATATTCTGGGTTACCATATACTCATATATTTGGTGTAGTTAGTGAAGAATTAGAAAGACGTATTAATAATTACAATTGGGAAAGATACCAATATAATCTTGCTCAAAAGAATTCTAATAAATGGCCTAAATATTATAAGCCTTATTATTCATCTAGATGGTTATCGTACGTATTACCAGTAGATATAGATAATTGGCTAGATCCGAATAAAGTAATAGACCATCTAGAAGTTGATAGAAATGGTGCTCATAATTATTACAGAAATATGCCTAAGCATATTCAATCAAATAATAACTATGATAAATATGTATTTGTAGATTATGATACCGATTATCTAATAGATTCAGATGAACCACAATATCAAAGATATAAAAAGGATTATTACCTATACGTTAAATATCCTAAGAAAAATGGTACGTATAAATACCCAGTACGGAAAAGTTATGACGACTGTGGTGGGTGTGAAAATAAATAGAGGTTATATAAATGGCAAAATTAAGAGACACGAATGTCAGAGACCGCTTAGAGGTTGTTGGTAGTATAACCTCTGGCGGTAAAGAAGTTTCTAAAGCTGGTCACTCTCATAGTTTATCAGAATTATCTGGTATTAATGAAGCAGTAATCGAGCTAATGAAGAAAAATACTGCATACAACTCTGAAAGATTAAATGGATTAACCTCCGATGAATATCTAAAGAGTAAAGGATATCAAGAGCTTATTGTATTAGCTGATATGGAATATCCTAATATTAAAAATTTATCAATGATTTTAAATAATAAGAATACATTTAGTATATCTGCTATTAAGTTAGAATTATTGATTAACTATTGTCCAGTAAATATGACACTATATCTAACTGCTGATCGTGGTGCTACATATGTAGATCAAGCTGATAGCTATGTATCTAATAAACTAATTGGTTTTAGATTTAAAGTTCAAAATACTGGAGATAAATTTAGTTTTTCTATAAATAATATTGATGTATTTACTGCTAAAATTGTAAAATTCTCAGTAATTAATAAAACTTCTACAGGTATTAATATTCCTGATGTGACACAATTAAAGACTAATTTAGTTGTATCTACTCCTGCAGGATTTAATGAATCCGAAGGGGAACTTATTAGAATTAGACCTATTATGAATTATAACTCTATTTCCATTAACGGAATGAGTAAATCTTTCATTGCTACTAATTTTAATATGAAACGATTCTATGGTAATTCTAATGCATCTACTTTTGCATACTATCCAGTATTAACTGACTGCATTTGTATTGGTGATAAAACTGGTAATGTGAAAGTATTTGATTTAAGAGATAAAACAGCAATCAAAGTATATGATCTAAGCAATGGAACTATTAACTTTAGATTTACAGATGTAAATAGTAAAGATTTTGATTCTGCTACTAATTTATTAATTGATGCTGGTTCGGTATTTAATGGTCAATATAATATATTAGCATTAGGTAATACTGAAAACAACTTCTTCTATCCATATGGATGTATTGACCGCTTAGATGATGGAACTAGAAGTCTTACATTTAATAATGTAACTGATATCCCAGATTGGGTATATGCAATTAGAGATCATTATCGGTCTCTTCTTGGATTATCCCCATTAGTTAAATTAACTGGTAGAATTAATGGTGTTGCATATAATGGTACATCTGATATTGAAGTGCCAGCAGCTAAATTGAAAACCCCAGTGAATATTAATGGCGTTCAATTTGACGGCACTAGAGATATTACTATTACTGCTAGAGCTAATGGTGGTAATGCTGATTCTCTTGGTAATTTAAACGCAAGTCAATTCGTTAAATTAACTGACGTTGGTAATGCTGCTAATAAAATAGTGAAATATAATGAAAAAGGTCAATTAGAATGGCCTAATGGATATAAAGAATACTTTGAATAAAACAGTTAAAGATAGTACTATCTCGTATAGTACTATCTTTAAATATTTAATGGAGACTTAATATGGCAAAGCTTAATATAAAACGTGTTATAGAAAGTCCTGATGGAAATAAAGAATATCTGACTTTATATACTACCTTAGAGGAAGTAAATGGTCTCGGTAAAGCATTCGAAATACCAAATATAGGTAAAGCATATTATGGTATTGGTGAAGTAACTGACCCTCAAGCTTCGGCTAAAAAAAGATTTAATATTAATGGTACGGTTATGGCCGCACTTAAAGAGGTTACTACTAGATATTATAGTAAATACTTCTTATGTGATATTGGCGATAATGATATCGTATTACCTCCAGATGCTATCAGTGTAGAATATACATTGATTGGTGCTGGATCTGGTATGGCAATATTTAATAATCATATTTATTATAGTGAAAATGATGCTAAAATAAATGCCACTGATTATAATAAATTTGTAAAAGATATTAATAAAATATATCCTAATGGGGTTAATGGTGGATCCATTTTATCTGGATCTGCAACCAAATTATCATTGGTGAATGCCGATGATTCTGTAAAAGAAGTAGCAACTGCTAAAGGTGGAATATTAGAAATATACTCATCTAATCTATCTACTCCAACATCTAAAACTACTAATAATTTATTATTTGATTCTAATAAAGTAAATTTCGATAAAGAAGTTTTAGAATTTAAAAATACTGCTAATTCTAATTATCGACCTGGTATTATTAATAAACTTATTGGTCATACTGTTAGTAGAAATAATTCCGTATCTGAAGATACAAGTAAAGAACTTCCTATAAATATAGGCAACGAATATGAATCTCTAATTAAAAATAGATTAGGGATCACTGATAAAGATATAAATTATTTTGTACCATTACGTACAAATAAAGGCTGTACTGTTTACAACAAAATGGGGCCATATATAAAAACTCTTTTAAGTTATAGTAAATCAGAAAATACTGATCAAAAATCTATTCTTTCAGCTATAGGAACTAACTCTGCAAACTATTTTAAAGGCTTAATAAGCAATGAAACTATATTCCCAGGTAAATTTTTGTCCAAGCATACAAGTGGATTTAAATTAAGTAATGATGATATTGGTCAAATCCCTCAATTACCAAAATCAATAAATTCCAATTATACTGAAAATTATACATTTAATGAATTTGGGTTAAATGCAGATAATGAATCTGAATTCTTCAATAAATTATTCACAAACTCAGTAGATACTGGTTCTATAAATGGTAATGAAATATATTATTATAGTGATAACTCTGGAGTAGTATCCAAACTCAAAGCATTAGCTAAAACAAATATAAACTCTAATACAAGAACTGATGGATTTATTAATTTATTCTATAAGAATATTTCTAAGCGAGCTTTCAATACTGATGCTATTGGTGGAAAACGTATTAAATTTAACGGAGTTAATACTAGTAATAATAATCTTAGTAAATATTTTGATCAAGACACTTTAAAATGCGAATTCAATGTGGGTAGTAATCTTAAATTAGATTACTCTTTCTACTTTGGTCAACTTCAAACTTTGTTTAATGAAACAAATGATAAATACGATTTCACAAATGATGATACTTTCTATAAATTCAATCCATTTAGTGCTGGTTGTATTACTGGGACTAAATCTGAAGTTGTAAAAGGTATAGTCAATGTAAAAGGTTGTAAAGCTATACGTCTAAGTATTGGTGAACATGGTAAAATTTATAATAATAAAATAGGATTGGATGCCAACGATTATTTTAAAGATATTGAGGCCAATGGGTTTGCTATTATTAAAATTAATTTTACATCAAATGCGTTATACACTGCAAGCGATGATCAATATTTAAATAATCTTAAATATAGTTTAAATAATACATATAATTCATATGCTGCTATATCTAAAGATAAATTACCTTTCTATGATTCAATTAACAGCCAAATTTGCCGTGAAGTCATATCTGGTAACAAATCTAAGATGTCTCCGAAATATACGACCGCTCAAATATTAAATAGGACGAATGGTAATGCAATAAAGATAAATAGATTTAATCCTATAATAGCCGACACATCAGAAGATGCAATTTTCTCCAATTTTTATCCAACAGAAAGTAGCTACTTATTGGATTTAAATAATGATATTATATATCCTTCTATGATATATAATCTTCATGATATAACTCCAGTTAGATATAATCCTTTATACACTAAATATATATCATTATCAGCTTTTTATAATTCGAATCCTATTAATAATTTTAATAATTTTATTAGAATTATGGAAAGCGATTCCTCTAAATACTTATACTCTTTAAGTAATATTAGTGATTATGATATTCAATACTCATCCTCAAATCTAATAAGAAATAATGATTTATTCTATATTAATTTTAATAAATCTAAGAATTTAAGATCTATATATAATATTAAGAGTAAATCTAAATTAACAGTATTAGATTTACGTAGCATAAATGGCGATCTAAATTTAAACAATATTATTCCAGATGGTGATATAAAAGTTTTATTTAATCATCAGGCTACATTAGATTTATCTAATTTCCTTAAAGATTTTAAGGGTAATTTTATTGCAGACCCTGCCATTCCAGAAACTTGTATCTCAAACTCTATAAGTAATATAAATGCATTATCTACTGCATTTAATAATGCTCAAAATATTAAAGATTTAGGCATGCACGAAATTAGGAATGATAGAAATTATAAAAATCTAGCATTCAATAATGTTTATGCTAACTGCTTAAATCTAACCCATACTACTAAGAATTTTAATAAATTGGTAGAAAAATCTACAGATAGTACTAATTTCTCTATGCTATTCTATTCATGTAAGAAATTAAATACAGAAGAAATGCTAATTAATTTTGGTAATCATACCGGCAAATTAAATATGTATGCAATGTATTATAATACATCAATACCAGTAATAAATGATACTATTGATTATAGTAATCTTGCAAATGGTTCATTAATGTATGCTAAAACTACATTAAATCATCCTCTCAATAATGAAAAAGTAGCAAGATTTCAGTTTACTGATAAAATGGCATCGATCTTTAGTGAAACTACATTTAATGATATTAATTTTACACAAAAATTAGTAAGTAAATATAATACATTTGCTGAAACTTCAAATGTGAAAAATCTAAATGTATTTAAGAATGCAATATTCCCTAGCGATCAAGAAAATCAGCCAGATTTAGTTTATAAGCTAAGTGGTAAATATAATAATCATGGTAAAATTAATACAGATGCAAAATTAGAATTTGAATATGCAGAACCTATCACTGATATTACAAATGATGATATGGGTATGAAAAACATGACTATGGGTTATGATTTGAAATTGCTCCAATCAAATAAGTTCATTGATAGTGTAACAAAAGTAACTGCATCATCAATTTCCCCAATGGTCAAATCTAATATATTTAATATGAAATTTAATAGACTGATACCAGGGCCTCGTACAGTTGATACAGAAACAAATGTTAGATTTATTCTTTCAGAAAAAGCTACAGATGTTAAACTTTTAGGACCGCTAGTGCCAGGATTTGAAGATAAATATCATGCTGAAGTTTATGGTATTAATAAGAATTTTGAATTAACGTCAAATTCTACATATGAAAATATTGTAAATACTCTAAGCAACGTCTATGGCGCAGCATGCTCTTATATGTATAATCCAAATGAGTATCAAAAAAATAATGTTGGCTTATATCTTTCTGATGGACCAGATAATTATCATACAATTCATGATAGTGTAATTTATTATGATAGACAATATCCAGTTAATATAAAAATATTTTATCAGCAATATAAAGATGATCAAGGCGTTCCAGCTAATAATGCCGAACTTAAAAAGGAAATTGCTAATATAGATAATGTAAAATTTATATCTACATTTACAGTTGCTGATAATATAAACAAAAATATAACGTCTATTTTTATCGTTAACAACAACGATGAACAGGAACGTATTGATTTTGACAATTTTACAAGTAAAGGAAAGAAAATCCTTATAGTAATTTCCAATGGTCAAAATAAAATTGTAATAACTCTTTATAGGGTGAATACTACTAAATACGTAGTATTGTATGATGAAAAATGTAAGCTTAAATGGGCTCCTGTATACTCACATTACGATATTTCATTCTACCCAAATCGGGATTATACTGATGAATCTTTAAAATCTAAACCTAGAACTACACCAGTTCCTACTAATGAATGCACTATAACATTTAATACTAATTCACTAGATAGAAATGCTTTAGGTGAATTACAAGAATATATTAAGTGCGTGAATTATCGTAGATCTAAACCAGTCCATGCTATAATCAAAATTAGAGACAAGGCTAACTGGAATAATATACTACTAACTCAAACAATTTAAGGAGAATCTTATGAGAAAATATGCACAAATCTTCAATGGTGAAGTAATCTATATTATTGACTCCTTTGCATCTTTAAGTGATCTAAGAGAACACTTTTCTGAAGATACAGTATGGCTCGATATTACAGAAATGGAAGATATCGAAGTTGGCTATATTCAAGTTGTAGATAGAGATGGGCGAATTACATTTAGACGTAGCATTGATAATGATTTTGATTCATTAGATGAATCTGAAAAAATTAATGCAATGATTTATGCGGCTAAAGTAAGACGAGATAAATATCTTGATGAGCTAGCTCAAGCTAAAAGATATTTAGATGCACGTGATTGTTTTGATTACGATTATGGCATTTATTCAGATGGCCATAAGCTAAAGGATCTTAAGTTCAAATTAGATCAATTTATATTAGAACGAGTTCCTAGTTTGATATCTTTAGATGCTGCTAGGGATCTGGATTTTGAATCTGAAGCAAAAAGATTAGAATTTGAATGGTAAAAAGAAATTCCCCATAGGAGTTGAACTCCTATGGGGGCATTTTTATATTAGAATTTCATCAAATGATGATTTATCCATGTAGCCTAAAATATACATATTACGTATTAAAGATTTTTAATCAATATATCCAGAAGAAGTAACTTCTTTTGGATTATATATTATTATTGTGATTCATATATCTTATATTTATCTTAAGGAGGAAAAGTATATGAAAATTTTTAGCGTATGTGCAAGAGTAGACTACAATGGTCAAGATGTTATCGACTTAGGTTTATTTAAGTCCTCTAATGCTGCGTTATTAGCGATGAAAACATTTATTGATAATCATGTTAGATCCGCTAGTAAAATTAGTATAGAGCTATTTACCTTTAGCGATAACACTTTGAACGATGATGCTAGTCTTCCATATACGACTACTGATCTTATGTATAATCCTAGTACTAAGAAGTATGATGATCTAAATCCAGTATTATTTGTATGATGCTGGTAGGAGGGAGAAGTTAATCTCCCTCCTTTTATTTTTTTTTGTAAAAATAACACCCATAGGAGTTGAACTCCTATGGGGATTTTTCTTAATATTTCATCATTGGATAAAGATTGATGTGATCTGGATGAATATGAGGATCATTTGA